AGGTTTTGCCCTCATTGCCTTTCTTGATCCATCCATTAATCCAGTAGTCTGTTCCATCCACGTTTAGCTGACCGTTGTAGTCAGCATGGGTTGGCTCAACTTTCTTTTCGTTTTTTGCCAACGTGCCACGGTTGGTGTTGTCGTATGCTTTCTTTTCCATGATTTCCTCTTAGACTGGTTTCGCTTTTTTAATTGCGCTTCTTGTGGCTGAATCCATTTGACTGGACAACCACACCTCTTGATCTGCCTCAAGCTGGTTATCTTTGATCATGGCGTAAGCTTCCCGCGCCTTACCATTGGCAACCAACTCTCGACAGCTTTCTGCCAACTCCATCAAAAAGTTCTTGATTTCGCTGTCTAGATCATCCCCGATACCGCCCTTGGGGGTAATGATCGGTGCATCTCCTTTGCGCCCTGTGGTGGCATCCAAGGCATCGTGCTCGACCAGCTCCATGGCGGCTACCCACAAGTACCTCCTTTGATAAGTCTCAACTGCACCTATGTTCTGAACTTCGTGGCAACCCTTCAAAGCTGCGGAGCCAAAGGGACTGGTGATCACAATCTCGCCACCGCACTCAGTGTCCACAATGCACAACTCTGCTTGTTCTTTTGTAAACGACACCACGCCAATCAGGCCAAGCTCATCAAAAATTTCAAGGGTAGGGTGTAAGAAGTCTGCCAACTCAAAATAGTTATAGCCTGCAAACTTGTTTAAGCCCGACTTCTTCAAAGGCTTTGCCCGAAGCTTTGCCCGTGCCACTGCCAACTTTACATATACCTCTAGATTTGCTTTGCTTTGTTCACTCATCCCAATGCTCCTTGTTTTGCCGCCCATGTTTCGTACTCTTCTAATTCCCACGCAATAAATTCACTTTGTGCTTGTTCATCAAAGTCGCTGAACTTCATAAAATGGTTTTCTTGGCAGCAATGGTATTTGTCGTCTTTGTTTTCCATGCAGTAACAACAATATTCTTGATCTGACTTCTTGTGATAGTCAATCAACTCTTGTTTGTATGTTTTCATCTTCATAACAAGCTTTCAAAGTAACTAAGGGCAGTCATCCGAACTAAGTCCGTAATGTTTGTGCCGTCAGTGGTTAATACAGCATCAAGGACGTACTCATCAAGCATGTCTTTGTGGTATCTCAAAATCAAATGGATGCCCTCATACATAATTTCGCGGGTATAGTCGCCAGTAGCCATGTTGTAGTGCGTATTCATTTCTGTTCCCATGGATCACCCCAGTTAGAGGACACGCCGGTATTTAGGTTTGTCCAGTTATCACCCATCTTTTGGACAATGTCGCCATTGCTACCAAACCAAGAATTACCCATTTTGGTGAATGTGTTGCCGTTGTCAGACACTTTTAAAGTTTCTGATTCGTAATAAGTTTTGCCTGAAAAAACATTAAAGTTGAACATTAGAAGCTCCATCCAAAGTGTTTTGTCCAATAGTCAAACGGGTAACTTGCTTTTACGTTTGCATATTCGATATGGACAAGAATGTCGTCCCACCAATCGTTTGTTTCTTCATTACGCATAAATTCACGGATGTCGTCCATCAGAATGGACATTGCTTCTTCCCGTGTTTCTGCCTGGCAAGCACCAAAATTAATAGGTGCTAGTGCATGTACTGGGTAGTACGTTGCTGTCGCTGAAAATGTCATTGCTCTCTCTCCTTTGTGTTACGCCAAAAATGACAAACGAAGTGTCGGTGATACTTGGGTAGATGTCAAACAGTAGATGAACATAACCCTTTACATAACTCAGGTATTATTTACCTGTGCTATGATTTCCCTATCGACATCAAAAGGAGAACATCGATGACTATAGAAGAACTGCAAACAAAAACCACTTTATACAAGATTGCAAAGGAATTGAAGCTTACTTACCCTGCTGTATTCAAGTGGAAAAAACGTGGGCAAATCCCAAAATTGCGTCTTTTTGAAATAAAAGAATTGCATCCCGAATGGTTTGTTTGACAAGTCTTAGAAACCTTTGATATGATCAGCCCCGTTGTCGTCGTAGTCAACACTAAGAAGCCGTTTACACATGCCTCGCCCCGTTATGGGGAACTACGACGGGGCAGTTGTAAGCGGCTTTTTTATTCGCTACATGGCATCCCTCAGGGCGGGATAGCAAATGGTCTGCATGGACTGAACCCAAGAAACACCGCACACGGTACACCCCCGTGCAAAAGGCGACCAGCGTTAGTTTGGCGACTGGTAAAGCAACTGGTTCACGGTGGTAACAAGGCCAGTTGTATAAGTGAACAAACTCGTCATGCGAACTTGGGGTTTATTGTTAATAACATTAAGCTTGGAGCGGGTCGGATACCTCTGTATCCACCCTTGGTAGACCTATGTCAAAAGAAAAGTAAAGGACAGAGAAATGGGAACTGAAGGCTTTAATAGATTTTGGAATGCTTGGCCTAAGAGCGTAAGAAAGGGCGGCAAGTCTGATTGTGAGAAACGGTGGAATCGTTACTATTGTGATTCATGCGTAGATCAGATCATTAAGCACATAGAGTGGATGAAGACCACTGATGACTGGCGCAAAGCAGATGGTGCATTTATTCCTGCTCCTGCTGTTTACCTTAACCAAAGACGGTGGGACGGTGCTGAGATACCCGAGATAAAAAAACCCGTGGATGTATTGGCGCAGATCGAAGAGAGCAGAAAAGCTGCAGTGCCGATGCCGGACGACATACGTCAAAAACTTAATGCATTGCGAGGTAAGCAATGATGGATAGATTACATGCCAATCAAATTTTGGACAAGCTCAAGGAGGAACGCCAACTTGGATACATTGACACCACAAGAGCGCTTGAAGCAACTGGAGACATTGAAAGAGATGGAGGCGAGGGAATGGATACTGAGATACAAAAGGAAAGTGAAAGACCTTGGGAAAATGAAAGCATCCGCATGGTGGTCAATGACCTTGTTAGACATAGAGAAAAAGCGTGGGTTACCCGCCGCTAATGAATTGAGAAACAAAATGAATGAATTGCAAAGGATTGAAAATGCTAAAACCAAAACGTGAACTGACAAAAAACGGAAGATCTATCAGCGTTAAATTAACAGAAAGCGAACATGAAGAGTGGGTAAAGCTTGGCAAAGGTAAATGGTTAAGAGCGTTTTTAAAAGATAGCCGATTTGAAAGGAAAAGCAATGATCATTTACGGAATTGATCCAGGTTTCAGTGGCGCATGGGGAGCAATTGATCACCATGGAAACTACAAAGGTTGTGGCGACATGTACCACACTGATAAGCACATTCTTACTAATGAAGTGTTTGAAGAAATGCTTGCCATTCGTGGCAAAGAAGATTGCGAAGTTGTAGTCGAATCCGTCCATAGTATGCCTCAACAGGGCGTAGCGAGCGTTTTTAAGTTTGGTGTGGCCTTTGGGGGCGCTTTATCGTTAGCAGAGCGTATGCGTTGTCCTTGGCACTTGGTGACTCCACAAGCATGGAAGAAGTTTCTTGGGCTTATTGCTGACAAACACGCCAGCAGCATATTGGCTAGAAAGCTTTGGCCTGATGCCCCACTTGCAAGACAAAAAGACAATGGAAGGGCTGAAGCATTGCTGATGGCCTATTGGTGGCTGAGACAAAATGGCAACAATTGAATCACCTTTCGTTTATCCTGATGGACCTGAATGGTTGATTGACAAAAAGCGCCAAAAGCGTAGAGACAAGAGAGCCGCCAAGTTGGGACGACCAGTTGGAGAATGGGGTGGTAAGAGACAAGGAGCTGGAAGGCCAAGGGAGAAGACACCCGAAACTTTCAGACTTCAATTGAATAATGTACAGAGATTAAATTTAGAGGAGTTAGGCAATGGAAACATTACCCTTGGAATCCAAAAACTTATTGACAAATACGTTTAAGCAAACGGTATCAACAAATCCATATCGAGACTTGGTAATTGAAGAAGTGGCGCAGCACGTTGAAAAACTTAAAAGCTTTGGTCAAGACACCATAGACAGTTTGGCTATTTACATAAGAGGAATGAAATGACACAAGATCAAGTAACAGAGTTGTTAAGTCGCATTTTTGCGGTGAACGAACAGATTGTTCGACAGAACCATCAGATTATGTCGGTTTTGACCAATCCACGCATAAGCCAAGAGACCAACAAAAATTTCAAATCCTTAACTGCCGATGAAGTTAAATTAATTGTTGCTAATGCCAGTACAACAGAGTGGGCGGTAATGATGGCAGACTCAACCATTAAGGAGAAGAACACATGAAAGTACACCACCTTAAAGATTGGGATGCTACTGCCATGCTCACCCATGCAATAGAACGCATACAGCCTGAACAATCTTGCATTGTGCTGTTTTACGAAAATGATGAATTAAAAACACTTTCATCAAATGTTGACAATCAACACGCTGTATGGATGTATGAATTAGCCAAATTAAATGTATTACATCAATGTATTAAACATGAATGGGAAGAACAAGCATGATTGAAGTATTGAAACAGGCGCTTGAGGCGTTTGAAATTGCCGCAGAAGGTGGCGGTGTTAACTTCCACGCATACGCCGAAGAACTACGCCAAGCTATTGCAGAGTTGAAAAGCCAAGAGCCTGTGGCGTATATCAATGTTGAAAAACGCACACTTGAGTGGGCTAAATTAACAAGTTGGGAAACGCCAACAGTAGTTAATCTACCAAAGATACCTCTCTACACCCACCCACCACAGCGCACAGAGGAGAAGAACACATGAGCTTTGGAGAAGCAACATTTAAATATTTAAAAGATATTTTGAGGCCAAGAACTATCCGAGAAATTATTGCCAAAGAAATTAAAGAGGCACATTTAAGAAAGCTGGAAGCAGAAAGCGCCAGTGAATATGCCAAGGCACTTGCAGTCTATAACGAACAACGCATAGCACGTTTGCAGAAAAGGTTGTTAGAGCATACAGAAGAGGGTGACTACACATGATTGAAAAACTTATTCTTAGTGCAGTGTTAGGAATGCCAAGTTGGACAAATCTATATCCTGTTCAATCACAACCTCTTAC